TGTTTAATCCCAGCATTGCCCGTCGGATGATTTTCCATTCCAACACGCCGATTTTGGTGATTAAATAAAGTTTTGTCTTAGAAAAACGAATTCTCAGGGGGGCCGTTCCCATCTTGTATGGATTCGGCCCTTGTTCTTATGATTTGCAGAATCGGCAATATCAAGCCCTAAGAACGAATAAAAATGGTTTTTTTAGATCATCTGTTTATTGATGTATAGAATCGTGCGAATAAGGCCTCAAAAAACGCAAGTACATTCATATCAAAACGCCTTTGCGTTTCAAACGTCCTTGTGTTTTAACTCAAACGCACTTGCGTTTAAATCAAAACGCTTAGGCGTTTTCCTTTAAATATACCTTACGTTTTTTGATAAACGTATAATGAATATAATCCGTATAATGTTTAAATTATTTTATATCTAGATAACTATATTTTTACACATTTTTTAAAACACTCCCCTACTCCATGGGGTAGGGGCGTTTCGAGCCGTCATTTTTCCAATATAGGACGAGAAAGGGGGATAGAGCCGTAGGTTGAAGGCTCTACACGTTGTGAAAATGACATAGATTTCATGGTATCAAACCCCTGTGGCCCCCAACCTTTGGGGGCGATGAATACAAACTACAAAGTAAGTTACCGGACTTCAAAAGAGCACAAAACAAATGCAAAGTAAAAGGGGTAAACGTGGGGATTTGAAAGGCAGGAAAGACACATCACCACCGTTGGTCACCAGCAAACCCTTTTCGCTCGACAAAGGTAGAGGCATTAGAATAATCCGAAAAACTAAATGAGGTTAACTCTGCGAACAAGTTCGCGCCATTAACATCATTTACTTTTAGTCTTGAATTATTCTAATGCCTCAAATTATCTATCGAGCGAAAAGGATATGCCGGAGACCAACTAAGAGAGAAGAAGTGCCTTTCCTTTAAAGAGGAATTTTATTTTTTATATTTTGCCTCCGGCGGGAGCTCTTAGGAAGTCCGGTGACCTTTGATAGGTGATGTATTCGCAAAAGGCGTACTGTGACCAAAAAACGCGAATAGTCAGGACATATTCGCCATTAACAAACACATCCTGACCATCAAACCAGCGGAGATACTTTCCACAATGCAACAGAAAATCAGACAATTCTTCCGTATCGTGGAAAATGTAAGGACAATTCGAAATAGTTACTTCCATTTATCAATACGGTTACGCCACCAACTATAATAAGCAGCTAATAACATAATTAAAATGAATATAACAAAATACATAAAAGAATATATTAATAAGACATGACAAAGATAATAAAAATTACCAAAGCCAACCAGGATAATAAGTCCGAGAATCACCATCAGGACGACCAACCATAGGTTTTTTACCAACATTTTGCCAAAAAATAGACATAAATGAATCAGGACCGGAATTATTAATAGCATGAGTTAACTCCTGAGCAACTTTCTCAATCCTATCTTTAATAGTAGCGTTAGAAACGGTAGCATCATCATGCGCCAATCGGGATTTATAAAACTCAGTCACAGCTTCATGAACTTTGACACGCGTTTCAGCTTCAGTAAGTTTACCCATCAGACGAAGGTTATTAATTTCTACAGCTTTCTGCTGAATAGTCTGCTGAATCTGAGTAGGCAACACCTTATACCATTGCATGGCAGAAAGGTTGGTTATCAACTGACCTTGCGCTTCCAAGTTCCGGAACATAGTGTCCGTTTTCTTCTGGTTAAGTTCCGCTGACAACATTTCAGGCTGGAACTGGTTGACTATATCCTGACCAAGACGTTTTGAACGCGAAAGTCCAGCGTCCTGCATCTTCTTATACATATCAACCATAAACATATCAGCCTTATAATTATTCTCAATTTCCTTACCTTGATTCTCCAGCTGCTTACCTTTAATATCCTCTTTGGCCTGCATCAATTCCACAAAACGGGAAGCAATACCACGAAGACCGGAAAGTCCTGACATATCAGCGGGTATCATGGTTGCACCTTGCATCTGAGGAACAGCAGCAGGCTGGGCAGAAGGCGAGGACATGGAAGAAGCATTTCCGGAGGAAACATTACCTACAGCCATATAAGGATTCACGCCAGCATCAGCATAACGCTGCATCTGGGCAGTAGGGGAATTATACTCATTCTCAGCATTCCACATGTCCCACTCTTGTTGAATCTGCTTATTCAGCATTGCTTCATTATGTTCATTCGCCATCTGGGCAATATCCTTATTTGCCTGATTTGTCTGCTGAGCAATATCTAGATTTGCCTTATTCGTATTATTGGTATTTATAATACTTGCCGAAGTCTGCATACCAGCCACGGCAACATCAGAAGCCGCACCAATAGCGGCACCAGCAATTTGTCCCATAATAGTAAAATTTAAAATGAATAAAAAATTAGTCTCAAATAATTATATGAGACTAATTCGCAATAATTTGAGACTACTCAGCAGCAGGAGCAGCAGGTTCAGCAGAAGAAGCAGGTTCAGCAGGTTGCCGAGACTTCTGTTCTTCCACTACATTCTGATATTCCTTACTGAATTCTGACTGAATATACTCAGACCAAGCCATCAACTCAGAGGGTGACTGAATATACCTAGACTTAATGAAGGAATGTAACTGAGCATCCGACATCTTAGAACGCAACTCAGCAAGACCACTGGTAGGCGTCTGATTATCCAGCCAGTCCGACAACTGAGAAAGAGACATACGGTCGAGACGCTGCTGATTAAATAACATATAGATATCAGTCCGATAAGCAACAGCATCACATGTACCGTTAGGGCAGGGAATTTCCTGCTTATAGAACGTTTCAACCGGAGAAGGCGCACGCAAACAAGTCACTTTGCGCATCATATCACACGTACCGCGTTCAGGTTTCTTTGAACGCTTGCAATGTACAACTTTAGTAGGTATCATAATCAATAAGGTAAACCGTTAGTATCAAGTGAACGAACTACCTTCACGTCGAAGAAAGTAGAGCAAAGCAGATGGTCAGCTTTATCAGCATCGACCGCAAACAAAGTATCCACGGTATGAGGATTAACCTTAAAGAATCCAGCTTTAATAGAATCAGCTTCTACATTAGGATTATCAGGATAATCAACAGAATCAGCCGCAAACAAATCATCATCATTGAACTTCATGACAAATGATTCAAGCGTATTGGTAAACTCACCACGAGAAACGTCTATGGCAGTTTTCCAATCAATATAACGCGGAGCATAACCAAAATAAGCATCAGCCTTAATAGGCGGAGCAGAGGGAGTTTCAAGAGCAGGATTCAGAGCACGACACACCGGAACAGATTCCATACCGATACGGTCAAACTCAGGAATAGGAAAGTCTGTAACATCAGTCAATGTACAACCAAAATGAACACCCGTAGTAGTATAGTCCAAAATCGGAAGAGCACGGAAAACGCACATTACAATTCCATATTGTCCAGCAGAATCGAACTTAATACCTCCGGCAGCGTTGAATGTTCCGGTAGCACGCTGCAAGGCTGCATTATCATCAGCAAGGTTAGTATTAGTAATGGTATTAATATCCAAGTTAGAAGTAATACCACCAAGATAACGACACATTCCAGACAAGAAGTCAGAAGGCTTTTCGCCCCAATGGGCTCCAATCTGGGCAGGGTAATCTTCTTCAGATGCTAATGATACTTCTTTCCACTTCTGAGCAGCTTCAGCACGACGAAGAGCAAGAATAGAAAGACCAAAAGAAGCGTCTCCAGAAACCTGAGCTTCCTGAAGTTTTGTACCAGCAACACCACGTGAAAGTTCAGAAATCTGACTACCAGCATAAGATATTACCAATTTATCACCATTCTGCTTCCACACAACAGAAGCACCATCATCAGGACGACCAATAGCACCAATAACCATTTCCTTACCAGTTGAAGTCAGCTCCATAGAACCGGAAACAGGAACTACAGAAGCTTCTCCATACTGAGCAACCGGAAGAACACCATGGAACAAATCTTTCTGCCAATTCGAATAACGCAAATCCAGGAAATTGAAAGTATCCGTAAATCCTGATACCATCAAATCCAAATTCAAATCACCGTTTCCGGTAATGTAATTCATATTGAAGGTAGAAGGGTTGGTACGTTCCCACTGGGTATAACGGTTAAAGTCGGCATAGATTTTCTGATAGACCATCAAGGGGAAAGGAGAGAGAGCCAAGTTATTCAGCATAGGATGCTCTTCCCATGTCCATTTCTGAGAGCCATTAGGGTCATAAGGATGAAAATTACCGTAACCAAGGTATTCCAACAGACGGCAAGTCATGGTAGAACGGAAGAAGCCAAAAGCATTCTTCTTCTGACCTAAAGAAATGATATACTTTGCGACCTGCTCACACGTAAAATAGGGAAGCTGACCAGACAAGACTTTATTATCTGAAATAACCGGACCGGAAGCATACTGTAAATTCGTGTTCATCTGAGTAACAGCAGTATTAAAATGCTGCCAAATCTGAGAAAACGGCACAAAATAGAAATCAAAGTAACCACGCATACGCGCAAAGGCAGCGGAGTTCAATGACTGAGTACGAATAAAGTTGTTAACCTTCACACGCAGGGAATCAGTAGGAAGTACGGGTGTCCACCATACGGGCATCAGTTCACCGACCTTAGCGGTAAAGTTAATCTTCTGGGAAAGGTCAAAGCCGTTACGAGAGGGTTTGTTACGTACGGCCGTAAGGTTCATAATATTACCCATAAACAAACATATTATTTTTATCGTTTTGAATCTTATGTTTCATAAATTGCTTAGCCAATGTTTTCACATTACAGTTAAAAGCACGGTAGGCAAACGAATTTTTAAACTCTTCCACATCATAGTCAGAATTATTATAGAAGTAAACCAAATCACCTTCATCTGCAAAATCTTTGAGAAAATACTTAGACTGGGATTCGAAAAAATCCTTCAAATGTAAATAGTCCAACTGAGAATAAAACTCCTCAATCTTCTGCAAATATAGCCAAGGGGTCCACCTAAGGATACAGACATTATCACAGAATATACGCGAGACAAGAAGCTGGGTATAGATATTCATAGTAATCTTATCCCAGTCATCAGAAGTCAATATCACATCATCCGGCAAATCACGAAAAGGGTAAAGCAAATCAACAAGACTGATAAGTTCCTTCGAATATATCTGGTAAAATGTAAGACCAACTTCCGCACAATGCTTAGCAGATTTAAAGTAGCGGTACATATACAGAACTTCCGAAAGTGAACGAGACAAGTCCATCAAGGAATCTACCTTAAAGAAAGATTTGGCCGTATCGTAACATTGATATGATTGCAAACGGCTATATGAATCTTTACCAGCAAAGCCTTTACATCTAGGATAGTAGGCACGATAATTTTGGTACCGGAGAGAATAGTCTCTAACTCGAGAGCTGAGTTCAAGGCTTCCTTTAATAAACTTCTCAACGGGAGTTGAGAGTACCGATACAAGTTCCTTTCTAAATATCTTTCCACCCAAAAATCTAGAGTGGACGGAGAAACATTTCGAGGTTGGTAACGTAAGAAAAGAGGGTAAAGGCTGAGAACCGTTAACGTACGACGCAACATAGGAAGAAGGCGCACCGTCTGCGATGAGTTCCGTATCAACAATACCGTAGGACCAAGTTTTACGTATATAGTATTCCAATAGCGAGATTTTGTCGGTAGCTCGGATAACACGATTTTTACGTTTCGGCCAAGTCCATTGCGGAAACTCCGACATCGTGCAGTAGTCCGACGCCGTACAGAGCTCGGAATCGTTGACGTAGAGTAAGAGATGAAAATGTGGGCGGAACGTTTCCGGCCCGTATTCTCCGGAAGCAAAGTAACGTATTTCATATTCAGGCAAATAACTTCGTAGATTCTTAATAAATAACTGTAAATCCCTTTTACGCAAGTAGGGTATATCTCCAAACAGATGACATTTCTTCTGTAAAGCCTTATACAAATCAACTGAATAACGAGCACGGCCTATATAACTCATACAAGTATCATAACGGGAGCGAGGTGTCGTGACATCAAACAAGTCATAATACTTACCGAAACCATCAGGCGTAGAACCTTTCTCAAAGGCACGCATACGAGGTATATAAGTATTTGCATAGGTCAATGTAACAAAGATTACATACTTTGAAACCTTCGCTTCGCAATCACACTGAAAAGCAAGACGGGCAGATTTATTCATAGAGCAGGCTGTACAGTGTCCGCAAGGAACTACCAGTTCTTCTCCGGTATAAGAATTCTTAATCCGCTGGGGATGCTGACAATACGTAAAAGGGTATTCCATTACTTCAAAGGACTCTGAATAGTAATACTTGCAGAATCAGCAGAAGCAGATGTAGGATTCTCTACTTTCTGCGTAGAATCTGTGTTATTTTTCTGAACATAAACAGCAAACGTACAAGACGCTGCAAGAATAACAACAAGCGATAAAACCACATAATTAAAACGTTTTTTCATGATTACATAAGTTTATGTTTAACAATATATTCATGTAGAGAACAGATACGTTCAGCACATTTCCAAGTAATAGAATAATTCAGACCACGACCTTTACGAATAGTCCGAACACGATGCAAATCAATAGAACGCAAAGCTAAACGAGAAGTCAAGCAAAAACTATGAACCTCAATCCAATCAAGCAACTCACGCTTTGAATACAAAAACGACTGACGGCCATTCCTACAATTAACGAGACAATACATCATAAAAATATTTAACAGTTAAAAAACAATAAATTTTTCATATATCAGAACCTTATTTTCTTCTGACAACACAATGATAAGTCAAATTTTTAGATTGTGCACATAATCCGTATTATGTTTAATTAGAAAAATAGCATTCGTAAGCATCCGGTAAGCATATTGGGTGTAAATATACAAAATATAATTTAGTCCCCCATTTTATTGGGGATTTTTTCGTATATTTGTATTGCCCATTATGAACCTACATTTCGCATCTTCATATCGTGTAATCCGTAAAGTCGGATTCAGAGTGGTTCTCTGTGGGCGCACGATATGAAGATGCGAACTATTTTTATGCATTCATCAACAAAAGAAAGATTTGAATTAATATCAGATATTATAAATATTCTTGGGGAAAAAGGAAGAGAAGTTAGAATTGATTATGTTAGTGATTTGTTGCAAAATAAATTTGCGAATAAATTTAAAAATAATTTCGATTATGAGTTGTATTTTGACAGTCAGATTATAATATTCTAATTTATAAAAATAAGTTCAAAATTTTATAGAAGCAGAAAATTTCATACGAAAGAATAATTCTCGTTCTGTTTTTAAGATTTTCGTATGTGCTCTTTCTTCTTCAGTTCTTTGAGAGTCAGACATTATTTGTCTTACGCTTTTTCTTACGGGAAATATTAATAAAGGCATGTATATATTAAAGAAAGAATCGAGCACTTATTTAGCTGAAACAAAAGCCAAGTGATACACAAGTCAGATTTTTATTTGTTTGAAGGGTAATCCAATTTATGCTGGTACATGAAGATCTTCCCCCTAGTAAATTTTACCTTAACCCGAAATTCTCAGCTAAACCTTGAAATAGGCTGAATCCGGGTCAACGTAATAATCTGAGGGGTAAATCCGATAAATTTATATCTTTGCCGGAAAGAAAATCAGCAAAAGTTATGGAAACCAGCGGTTACCGTCT